TCGTCATCACCTTCTTCTTCCCCTATAACTTGTGTGCCATAGAGTTTAGAAAGATCTTCTTTTTTCAGACCTTTTAGGTGGTCAACTAGACCAGCAAGAATTTCTGATTTAAGTTTAGGAACTTCTCGAGCTTCCTTTTTAGTCTGCTCTTCTTCTTCCTCATCAGAATCTTCTTCTTCGTCATCATCTTCTTTGACATCTTTAGATTCTGCTTTTGCCTTTTTTACATCTTTGGCAAAATCTGGATTTTTCTTGGCATCATCACCACCATCATGTTTCGTAACTTTAGAAGTTTCTTTTGACGCTTCTGCTACTTCTTCAGTTTCGGTGCCTTCTGATTCTTCCAATTCTTCCATTTCTTTAGTTTCTTCAGACATTTTAAGTCTCCTTGTAAAGTTTTTGATTAATTATATTTATAAAATTAGAGTTTTGAAAGGAACATTTCAAAGGCTTCTGCCGTTTTATTTGCGGAAGCGACTCTTTGAATTTTGGCAACTTCTGACTCTCTGAGTAATCCGTTATCCCAAATCCATTCTTTCCCTTCCATTATTCCTTCCACAAACGCTTCTGGTGCAGACGGATCAGCAACGATGTCTCCTGCTGTTGCAAGATAAAAATCGTCTTTAACTACATTAGTTTGACCCTTCTTTTCAAGTGTTCCCATTCCTCTACTAGAGACTCCAAGTTTCGCACCTGCATTTAGTAATTCTTTGACAATTTTACCATTAGGTGTGTCAAGAATCTTTGCTTTCCCGATGATATTATGACCTTCGGGGTATAGTTCTTCGATTAAATGTGAAACTCTATCCAAATTGACTGTTGGCCCCTCTGGATGTCCTAGTTCTCCGAAAGCTCGTTTCTTCTCAACTAGTTCCTTATTATATCGAGTAACTTCTTTTGTTAAAATTTTAAGAGGATATAATCTACCATTCCGATTTTTAGTCTCGGCCTGCATGAAAACCCCTTTAATTTTTAAATCTTTTCCATTCTTACCTTCATTAAGAACTTCAAAGTTATCATACATTTCCGTAATTAGTTTCATCTATTATCCTCCTGAATATGATTTGTGTACAATAACAATAGCATAGGAATCGCCTGATACTGTAATACCTATATCATCTGTATTATCTCCTGACAGAACAGTTCCAGCTGCGGTTAAATTCCAATGTCCTGTTCCTGTAAATGCATGAACAGCAGTACCATCCCTATCTATTGTAATTGATCCTGCGGTTTGCCAGAAAATTTCGACAATAGCGGCTTCCACTACAGTAGCTTCATTGGTTGCTTTAAGTTCTGCTAGTGTTATTGCTCCATCAGTAGAATCTATGTGTAAAACACTTCTACCTTGTCTATTTGTAATTGAGTTTGCCATAGTTTATCCTAAATTGTAAGCATTTCTTTATCAAAATAATTCATAATATCTTTAACTTTTACACCATGTTTTTTTGCAACTTTCTCTACATTCTTGTCAAATGTACTTAAAAAATCGCCTGGATTCTTTTCCATTGTAGTAAAGACATCATCAACAGCCTTTTTCATTTTGGGTGTAAGTTTTTTGTAAGTAGATGATTTCTTGTGTTCATCCTTTTCTATAACCCATGTATTAAACTCTTTAAATTTCTTCATCGGCAGAGTCCTCTACTGAGGTATCGGGTTGACCTTTTATTATGGAATTTGCTACCTCTACTCTTTTCAAGTCTAATGCAGATCCTATTTTTTGTGCCATTGAAGCTTTAAAATGTGTCTCTGCATCTATTTTATTGTCATCAACTAATGCTGAAATCATGTTTGGTATTTCACTCATAATTTATCTCTTATATTAATAGTTATCCTCCAGGCCCTGTTGCTGGAGTTGCTGGGCCATCTTTATCCATTGGATTATCCATTGGTTCATGATCATCTGGTTCTGGTTCATCATTAATTTGTCTGTCCATCTTATCGATTTCCATTTGAGTCATGCGGAAAACGTGTTTTTGAACATATTCCTTAGAAAACCAATCACCTATGTACGGCTCCATACTATTTAGTATATCTAAACGCTCACGCAAAACATCCATATCTCGCATTTCCGCATAATGGCCATCCTTCATATAACTGTATTTAAGATTTTCTTTAATTTCCTGCCAATCTTCTTCTGCAATAACTCCCTTGAGTATTAATTGCGTTTTAAGAATATCATTAAATAAAGTATTAAACTTGTTTCGTAATTTTTGAACAAACTTAGTAAACTTTACCTCATCTCTTGTAATCTCTGCACCTCGGCCTAAACTAAATCCTGTATCAGATTCTAACCGACTAACAGGAATGTTCAAAGATCGATATAATTTTTTCTGAAAATAGATAATATCATCTATCTCTCCTAGATTTTGTCCGCCAGGCAAGGTTGTAATTTCTGTACCTCTACCACCTTCTCTACGAGGCAGCCAGAAATCTTCTAACATACTCATCTGCTGACGGTCATCCTTTATCTCACCAGTAGATGCATTGTACACCAACTTGTTTCGATAACGGTTCATCACATCTTTGAGATATGTTTCTGCCTTTACTTTCGGTAAGTTACCGACATCAATATAGAAAATTCTTCGTTCTGGTGCTCGTGAAATACGATAAATTACTACTGCATCCTCAATCATCCTAAGTTGATTGACAGGCTTGATAGCTTTATGTAAATACGACAACACTAATGCTTTTGAAGGATCAAATAATCCCGAAGCACACATTGCAATCGCATCTGCTGTAATTTTAATACCAGAAGTAACTGGCCCAGAAGAACCAGCATTTGAATTAGTTACCCCCTGTTCATTATATAAGTAATAATCTTCTACTACTTTAAGTGTGGGAGATTTTTTCTTTGTTTCTGCTTTTTCGATTTTACGAATTCGTTTAATCTTTAAAGCATCAATGTATCTTAATTCTTGTATTCCTTTTTGTGGATCTTCTTCATCTACAATTTTATGAAAATAAATCCTACCATCTATGTACCATCTCCTAAAAACATCGTGAGCTTTATTAGTAAAATCTAATAATCTTAATACTTGTGAAAATTCCTGCCTGATTCTTCTTTTAATTTTTGCAGAATAAGGTAAATCATCAGTATTAATAGATACAGCTTGTCTATATTCATCAATATTTATAGACTCATTAATAATATCTTCAATAGCTAAATCACATTCTGGATGCTCTGAGGTAGAACGATACCTACGAATAAGGTCTGATTCGGACTTAGTTTGTCCTTCTATATCGAGAAATTCGCTGTAGAATCCAGCAGTTGTGGTAGCTCCAGATTCAGGATCGGGGAGAACAAACGATGCCTGTTCTCCCTTGTCCTTTGCTCTGGTAATTTGAAATCCAAATAGTTGTGCCATAATACTCCGTACTCAATTTATCAATGTAAATATTTATACGAATTATTAAGTTGTAGTATTTGTCTCAAAAAACTGATAGCGATAGGTTACATCAAATGTTTCTATAGCATCATTAGTTTCATATGCTACATCAATATTTGCAATAGTAAGTGGCCACATACCTCTAAAGGTATATGATTTAATTACTTGTCCTGCACGATCCAACTGATCAACAAATGCATCTACCATATAATCAGCAGGATTTTCCAATCCACTATTATCTGACATAGCATTTATAGCATTCATCCATCGTTCAAATGCATTACGAAGCGCAAAATCAGTATCATTCATGATAGTTGTTGTCCATGCTTCAAATGTTCTATCCCCTGCAATATACAGAGAACGACCACGAAATTTAACATCAACTTCACCTAATGTCATGCCAGGCAAATGAGTTGCTTGACATAGATAAGACATAGTTCTTGTCTCACCACCCACAGCTGCGAAGCCTGGGAAAGGTAAGGTTACTTGAAACTGATTCGCCCTTGCACCACCACCTTTTAATGTTGCTTTAAAGTCGTTTATGTTTGCCATGATTCCTCCTATGCCCCAACTACTTCACTAAATGCAACACCAGTTTTCGTAGCGATGAAATTTAGAGAAATAAAGTTAATAGACCGAGCAGGTTTGACAAAAATGTCAGCGACAAACTCGTTACGGTCAACAACCGAGCCTGGGTTGTTGGACTCATCACATACAACTAGGAAGTCTGTAACTCCCCTTCGACCTTGTATATCACGCAAGAAAGGTTCAACCATATTCCTAAATCCTGCTCTTGTGAACTCATCATTGAATTCAAACAACTGGAATTTAGATGCAGTTGAAATTGCTTTCTCTAATACGATAAATAATCGTCTTACGTTGATACGATCAAACGCACTTGGTTTTGATTGTGCAGTCTTATCTCCATACAAGACTGTACCTTGGCCTGGGAAAGCAACAACTGGATTTATTCTTGATCTATACAAGATGTCTCTGTTAGCTTTCTGTGGGTTATAAGCAAGTTTTACAACTCCTCTTACTTGACCACGATTAAATCCACCAGGCGAGAACCAAGCATCTGCAACCAGATCTGTTCTTGCACATAATCCTGCTAAATCTCCGTTTAGTGGCACCCACCGATAAGTGTCATTGTACTTATCGTATGTGTATTTGTACCCACTATCGAACATACCATAGGATGTTGATGTTAATGCATCAAAGAATGCTTTAACATTTGATGTTTGTGTTACTTCATTTGCAACAGCTACAACATCTGAAAGTTCTGGTGAAACAAATGCGACTGCATCTTTTCTGTCAGTACACATATCCAAAGCATTTCCTGCTTTAGTTGCATCTGCCTTACCACAAATGAACAAGTTTAAATCGACTGTTTCTGTATCTTTGAAACGATCAATTCCATCCTTAATTTCCCCTGCGGTTAATGCATAATCATCTACACCACCAGTAAGTGATACTGAAGTAATTACCTCAGCAGCTGCAGAGAATAATGTAGTACCCTGTGTGGCTGCGGAATTACCATAACCAGTAGCGACGCCTGGATGATCCATCCAATAGATGTATGAAGAACCATTATAGAGAGCATCTACATAATAATTTTGAGCTCCTTCTGCGGTTCTAGCATCTGAGATTTTAGATAATCCTGTCCACTTTTCCAAAATTTCTTTTGGAGTGCCAGTAATACCACCATCTTCATCAACTACAATGATATGCATTTCATCAGCGGTTGCTACACCTGTACGATCTTGTACATATGTTGAAGTGCCAGGAGCACCATCAAACTGATCGTAATATTCCCATCTCCTACGAACATTTGTATAATCCGCAATAGCAGACCTTAATCCACCAGCAGTATTTGCAGTACCATATCTTTCAATAGTTAAAGTATCAGTACTAATTCCTGTTACTTTATATTCAGAACCATCTGCTTCAAAGAAATGAACAATATCTCCAACATTGTACTTTGCACCACCAGCACCCGCTGAACCACCAGCATTATCAATAACAACAGTTGTTGCTCCTGCAACAGCTGCAGTTTCTACAACTCCTAATGTATCTTCATTACCTGAGAATGTTTGTTCAAACTCAGCTGCACTTGGACACATAGCAATTTTTAAATTGTTACCCCAAGCACCGGCAGACCTTGCTGCCCATTGTCCTACGGAAGCTTCCCCACCACTATATGGGCCCGTAGTACCATCCCCATCTTTCCAATGGGTTGTATTCTTAATCAAAATTGCAGTACCAGTTGTACAAGCATTTACGGCAGCACTTGCTGGTCTTACGACCCTCAATGCGTTACCATATCCAAGAAAAGAAGCAGCAGACATCCAATCCTCAAAATGATTATCGGTTGACTGTGGTTCACCAAAAATTTGAACCAATTCTTGTTCAGATGCGATTGCAGTAATAGTATCAGTTGGCCCCTTTTCTGCGGCCATGACTATACCAGCAATCGATGTTGCGACAGCTGGAACTACGTTTGTTAAGTCTTTTTCTGTTACCTGTACGCCAGGTGAAACTTGAAACGCCATTCCAATCTCCTTAAATAGAAATGTTATTATATCTATTTATAGTTTTGATGTTTTTGACTTTACTTATTTATAACATTTTTGTGATATAAATAATTACATGGAACATTATAAGAAATATAAGGAAACAATTAAAGAAGGAGTTAGAAAGGCTCGTAGGAAACGTGATATATGGATTAACGAATACCTTGCTGAGAAGGTATGTACATATTGTGGGGAAGCAGAAACGTGTGCATTGGTATTCTACCCTGACAACAAAAAGATCCGAATCGTTTCAAGATCGAAAGGACTCAGAGAAAAACTTCGATTACCGATTTTGGAACGGATACAAAAGAATAAAATTGTATGTTTGAATTGTGAAGCTAAATTAAACAATGATATTCAATTATCACCAATCCTCTAAATACTCTCTATTGGAAGATACTACTGGATTCCAGATTGAACCATATTCATCAATATTTTCTCCAATCTTTTCTCCATGTTCATCTCTAAGACCATTTAAAACAAATCCAAATGGAGCCATGTCTTGGTCTACTAGAGATTCTTTCTCTTTCCAAAGCTGTTTGCGAATATCTAAATTGACCAATTCCTTAAAATAAGTTTGATCTGTCAACCATGCAAATAGTACTAAACACATCACCAAATCATCAGTATTTCCATCAGAACCTTCGTAAGATTGTCCTTTTACTACAAAGGAAGATAACTCTGCAATAGTATCAAAATCACATATCAATAACTTATCATCTTCTATAAGAGTTTTTAAGTTAGAACAACCAATTTTCTTGAGAGATTTAGTAGTTCGTACACCTAATTGTGCTTTTTTTCCAGAGAATCCACCCCCTGCAATCTGGCCATTTCTGCCATGTTGTGTAGTCATAACCAAATTATCATACTCCATATCAAATTGCATTGCATCTGCAACTTGAGCTCCTATATCATTAACCTCTATCATAACATATGCAAGGTTATATGCCTGTGCAACCTTATGTATAATTGTAGGAAACACCATTGGTTTAATCTCATTATCCCGATATACCGCAACTTGTCTATAAGGAACTTCTGAAACATCCATTACTACAAATGCAGAATAATCATTAGTAACTCCCCTTGAAACATCAACAGTTATTACATATGCAGCTTCAGGATTAGGTTTTTCATATACTCTTAATCCTGCATTAGATGTAATAGGTGTGGAATGAGATAATGCACCTAATCTTTGGCCATGAATTAGAGTATTTGCAGAACCTAAAAAGGAACAATCGAATTCTGTCTGGAATTGTTCTTCTCCAATATTCTTAATAGTCTCCTCCTGCCACTTCTTATCACGGCCTGGGATTTCACTCCAATGTACCTCTATGGGAATGTAAGTGTTGTTACCATTCTCTGCATCATTCCATAACTTGTAAAACATATTCATTCCATTTGGTGTACTCACCATCATTACTTTGGATTCTTTACCAGAGGAAATTGTAGGATATACAGAACTTAGGAATTGAGTTGCGATATTGTTTGGTACATAGGCAAACTCATCTAGGAAGATTATGTTGTAAGAACCTCCTCGAACCGCAGAAGCAGAAGTTGAACTGGCCAGAATCT